ACGCCGTAAGGGCGATTTGAGCGTTTGGCGCCTGAGAGTACGGGTCGACGATAACCTCGACGCCCTCACCCCACATTGCGACAATGAGGTCGGCCCAATTCCCGAAAAACAGGTTCCCGTTCGGCCCGGCGTCCTCCTCGACCTGATTCGATTTGTGAACGGTGTAACCGTTCATCTGTCCGTTCTCGAGGAAATACACGGGATAACCCGACGCCTTTTCGGTCGTCTTGAGCATTCCAACGCCACGCGCCGAGGTCGCATACGCGAGTTTCCCGACGTCGGCGTTATCGGCGGCGACCTCCGACTCGAGTTGAACGACACGCGCCCACGTGAGCCCGCCCGTTGTGCAGTCGATATAACCGACGCCCGAGGTCTGATCAATGCCCGTCGGCTGATTCGAGGCGCCGGTTCCATGCAACCCGGCCGCGTCGAGGGCGAGTGACAGAACCCGAACAAGGTCGTCGCGGGTCAACGCCTCGACGTCGGGGGTCGACTGTTTCGCCATGAGGCGAGTTACGAGGGTACGGGCGGCGACCTGTTTCGCAGCGAGGGCGAGGTTCCCGTACGTCTGAACCGACGCGGTCACGGGTCCGGTTTCGCCGATCCAATACGCCGTACCGGCGGCGGTTTGCTTCGGAATCGTCACGTCGCCGACCAATCCGGTGAGGATCGTCGCGCCGGCGGCGCCTGTGATCATGCGGTTCCGGAGTAGCCCAATGAACTGCTGCGACCAATGTTCGGTCGCGATCAATTCCGACTCGTTCGTTTTCGTGACCTGTCGTTGTTCCGCGAGAACCGCGAGGGGAACGATCAACCCGCCGTTTTCGGCCGCCTGTCGTTCCTGCAACGCGTCGGAAACCTCGAACTCGAACTCGGCGCCGCGGCGGTCGCCGTTGATCAGAGCCCGGATCGCCTTGTACAGCGAATAGTTTCGGAGTTCCTCGGCCGGGATCGTGTCGACCGTCCGGTTTTCGGCCGGAACGACGACGTCGGTCCCGGGAACATTCTCGGGGGTCGCGAGTCCGCGACGTGTCTCGAGGTCGGCCGCCCGGGCGATCCGCTCGTCGTACACGTCAACGCCCTTGATCCGCTCGTCGTACGTCGAGCGTTCCTCGGGAGTGAGGTCGCGGTTTTCGGCCTCGGCCGCGGCCGCGATCGTTTCCGCCTCGTCGAGCAACGCCCGACGTTCCTGTTTCAGTTGTGCGAGATTCGGCATATCAACACCTTTCCTTTCGTTTTCTGATTTCGACTCGCCGACGGAGGGCGGCCGCCCTATGGGCGCCGGCGCCGTCGGGGTTCGACTCGGGGGGATCCCCCTCGCCGCGCCCGTCGCGGTACGCGTTAAAGATTTCCTCGGCCGACCTCAACGAAACAGAGGTCGCCGAACTCGCCGGGTACGTCGCCGGCGAAACGTCGGTCAAATCGACGTCGAGGATTTCCCTCAACGGAATATCGTCGGGTCGTTCAGTCCATTGCTCTTTCCGAACGAAAAACCCGAACGACATTTGATCCACGTCGCCCCGCTCGAGGTTCTCGATCGGTTGCGCCGCCGACCTCGGGAGACTGATCCGGGTTTTGAGCCCGGTCGAATCGACCTCGAGGGCGAGCGTTCCGTTCTTCGTCCGACCGAGTACAATATCGCGATTGTGATTCCACAATGCGCGAACGTCTTGTTTTTCCTCGATCGCCCGGTCGAACGCGGTTTTCCGAATGACCTCGTCGAACATGGAACCGACGCGGTACACGTGATCGAAAATCGACGCGTACCCGATCGCGGTCGGCGGCGACCCGTCGTCGGCCGCCCGGAACTCGACCGGGCGTTCGGTTGTTCTCAATTCCCGTTTGTGTTCCGGCATGACGTTTACCCCCTTACAGGTTTCGCGTAACAATCGCACCCGGCGTGACCCGGCGGGTGTTTGACCGTCCGGTTCGGCGTTAAGGGCGTTTCGGCGCCGTCGGGCTTGAACGACTCGCCGGCCGATAGGAACCCGCGCCCCGATTCTACACGGCGCCCGGCGAGGGCGTTACAGTACGGACACGTTTCGCCCCGGGTCGCCCACTCGATCAGGAATACGCCCGCGATCGCCCACGCGGCGACCGCGAACGCGTTGTGAAAATCGTTCGTTTGAAACCCGGCGATTTTTTCCGCCCGGGTTGCCCCGCCGTCGATCCCCTCGACCCATTCGGTAACCCGGGCCTCGACTGCGCCGGCCGGATCCTCGAGGTTGTCGTATACGACGCCCTCGATTTGAGCCCGACTCATGTTCGCGTGACCGAGGGCGAACCCGCGAATGTAGCGTTCGAGTTCGTCGACCAGCGGTTCGGACATTAGAAATTCCTCGTCGATTTCGTCGAGGGCGACCGGCCCGAGGGCGGCCGCGAATGAGTACAGAACCGGCCGAACCTGATTCTCGAAATACTCGGTATCCGAGTAGAACGTCGAAAGCCACTCGACGAACGACTCGGCGGTTCGCGTGTCGAGTTCGCGTTTCGCGGCCGCGGCGATTTTCTGAGACTCCCGGCGTACGGCCCGCCCGACGGCGTCGGCGAGAATCGGTCGGAACGCGTCAACGATTGCGAGGCGGGCGGTTTCCGCCCGGAATTCGCCGTGAGGGGGTTCGGCCGGCGTGTCGGGTTGCGTCGCCTCACGGGCGGCCGCGCAATCCGGACACGAGCATTCGGCCGCGAGGGCGGCCCGGGGAGTCGAGGGGGCGCCGGGGTTGCCGGCAAGGGCGGCGGCCCGGGAAACGACCGCGTCAACGCCGCCGGCGGCGAGTGTGTCGGCGGGGGCGTAGTTTAGCGGCATCCAATACGTACCGCCGGCCCGATCGCCCGACGGGTTCCAATTCTCGCGCTCGCGAATCTCGTCGCGGGTAACAATCCCCCATTTGAACGCGGTTTCGTATGCCTTCCAACGGGCGGCCGGGTCGCCGCGTTGCAGGTTTTCGGCGAGAAACTCGGCGTAATGCGTCGCCTGTTGAAACACGGGAACGACCTGAACGTTCAACTGTGCCTCGATCCGCTCGAACCAGGGTACGAGGGTGTGAGTTAGAAACTGTCGGTCGAGTTCGACGGCGTTTCCCCATGTCGCCCGGTCGAGGATCCCCGCCAGAGGGGGCGGAACCTTGTTGATTCCGCAGATATCCGTTCGCGTGTAACCCCGGGCCTCGATAATCATCGCGTCGCGGGCGGAAACGCCGACCTGTTTCCAAGACATACCCTCCTCGAGAATCGCGAGGGAATGTTGATTTCCGCCCGAATGACCCTCGACCCAATCGCGTTTGAGTCGTTCGTACGCCTCATCGTCGAGGCGTTGAGGGTGTTCGAGAACCCCGCCCGGCGACGCGTCGTTGACGAAAAACCGGGTTCCGTAATTGTTTTCCTCGGCGGCCCGACTGAGAGTCGCGCCGGCGACCGAAATCGGGGAGTATCCGAGTAACCCGTCTGGCGACAACCCGCGAACGTGGAGAACGGCGTACCCGGGGAGATTGAACGACCCGCCTTTTCGCGGCGTGTATTGATACACGAGTTCGGGGGTCGACTCGAGGGCGCCGGTTCCGGCGGTTCGAACGAATACCTCGACCCTATCCGGGTGTAACGGATAGAGTTCAGTCACGAGCCCGTCGCGATCCCGCCTCATGAGGGAATAATGATTCCCCCTCAAAACAAGGTGCAACATCATTGTTTCGATCCACTGAAACGCCGTCATGACCGGGTTCGGCGCCATACCGAACAACCGATACAGGGGATCGTTCGTCGCCCGCTCCCGGCCGCCGGCGCTGCGTTCGAAATAGATCAGCCTCGACGCGGCGACCGCCTCGGCGAGAACCCGGGCGCACGTGTAGAACGTCGAAATTGCGAGGGCGGTCGTCTCGGAAACCGGCCCGCCCGTAACCGACGCGCCCCCTCGAGCAACGTTCGCCCAATGTTTTGCTAGTTGATCCTCGGTATACCCTCGACGCTGCAACTGTGACCCGGCCCACGACAGAAACCGTTTGATCATAACCGCCGAATCCCCCTTTCGGAGTAGATCGACCG